TCAGAAGAGTTTGCACAGCAAGTACATAGTATAAATGATGCAGTACATTCAGTTGAGTGCTACTATACAAACGATCGTGTAAAAAATTTCAACGTCAGATACGAGTATCAATTATTGTTTGACAGCAGTAATCCAATTGATCCTGCCAACAATCCGCAATGGAGATATTTCCAACATCTCGACGAGGAATATTTTCAATACTTTACAGATCAATTAGAATACGATATATGGTTGCCTTTGCATCAAATACAAGGAAAAAATTATTGGATTTGCTATTTCGACGAGGATGATCCTACGCATTGGGACGTTTCTACTAATATTATCTACAGTGGTAGCATAGCAATTGGTGATAGATCTGCGGCCCGAGATCCCAAGATATTGACTTGGTTAGAGTCATACGGAATAACTCCGGGCCCTATGCATTGTGGTATGCCATTGGGTAAGATTATCACTGGACGGGATCTTGTGCCGGCATTAGATGAAGGCAGTATCAAGGATATTATAATAAATGAATAAATGTTTAGTGCTGTATGACGAATTAACTTCGCAAGATGCAGAGTATAGACAGCGAGTAATTGATATTACAGACTTCTACATTGGTACACCGCAAGGGTTTGATCTATACCGTACAAGCACATTAACTGAGACACTGAAAGGATTAGTTGATAGAGGATACCAGTGGGCAGTGGTTAATACTCTGGGACATTGTGTTGATCAGCACGGCGTTTTTACAGATATTGTTGATGCTTGTATAGCAAACAATCACGTACTAATGGCACATTTAATTTCCGGAAAAGCTGGCTACCCTCGATTTGATAGTCAATTTTTTGTGATAAATTTGCCAGTATGGAAGGAATTAAACTGTCCGCCATTTGAATTAGTCCCGGGTGCAACACGTATACAGACTAAAAAATTCACTCGCAGTGAGGAAAACTTTCACGACGATTATACTCCTTTTTGGATTGCGTCCAGCGACGAAGAAACAGTATATCATATACACGAAAGAGCATTTGGTAGCATAGTAACGCAAAAGTTAATTGAGTCGGGGCATACACTGGTTAACTTTGACCGCGCCTGGCGCGGTCGTAAATGGAATTTGTATGCAAACACCAATGAGTCATTGCTTACACCATTCTTTGAGTCCGGTACATTGGTATACAATGAAACTACCTTGCCCCAACCGCAAATTATTAAAAGAATTTTGCAAGAGCGTGACACACTATCGTCTACAGTCTACGTGTTGAACAGTGAAGATATTAGTAAACATACACCCAAGATGCCAGCACCAATTGAACATTACGTTGGTGTAGCTGGTGGATTTAAAGGAGTACTGTTACTAAACAAATTTCAGTTTACTGGATCAACTAAAGTCACATACGTTGACGTTAGCGATGCGGCACTACACTATCAAAAATACCTAATAGATAATTGGGACGGTGCCCTAAACGGATACGGTGACATAGTAAACACCTATCAAACTAAGTTTCCGGAATATCGATGTATATGGAGATCTTGGAATGTATGGGAAGAAGAAATTGATTTGTTCTTAAGCCAAGCTGGCCTAACTCGAGCAGAGTTTCAGTCAGTGTGGCAACAGTACCAACAGTTGTCGCACACATTTCTTAAACTAGATTTACTAACATCAACAGATCAATTTGTTGACTATATAAAATCAGTGGAATCAAAGTATACCTATATCTGGCTCAGCAATGCATTTGATATGCAGCATACCAGATTCCTATTTGGCAAAGATTATACAAATGCTAAATTCGAATATCTTAAGACTCAGTTATCTGGGCGGGGGCAACATTGTATTGTTGAAGCTTGTGCATACTTTTATAAACTCAATTGATGTTTATAGCTTTTTACAATTAAATTGCCCCATTGGTATTTCCACCTTCCGTGTACAATCATATGGTATCTGGGTTCGTTGCTGCGATTCCATACCATATGGCGGTAACTGGTATTAAACAACATCGCCCCGCCTGTACCACTGAACGGTACAATACCAATATCCTCAAGTACCATCTCGCAACCGACGGGATTGTTTAAGCTGATATTTACTGCACCTGGGATAAATCTATTGGCATCGGTGTGCGGCATTATATATCCGCCCGGGGCAAGTCTCATGAATCTTAGTCTTTCGTATTTTTCGTAAGGAAATTGAGTCTTAAAATATTCTGTAGCTACGGGACACAGAGTAGATAGTTCAGTCCAATGATATGGTAATTGTTCGTTTGGTATATCTCGATACTCAGGATATCTAAACGGTGCATCGGTGTAGGTAGTACCAAGGCCGTGTAAACATAGACTTGACCATCCCTGGCTATCTCCATACCTATGCTCTACAAACATATGGTCCAATGCTTGTATTTCGTTGAGTATAGCACTCCACGGACCTTCAAGCTGCACAGGCAAATATGGAATTCTACTGGAATTTAAAATCCAATTGAATTTTTCGTTTTCGGGTACAGTATGTTCAATTTGGGGAAACTGATATTGGTATTGGCTATTGTCTTGATAAAATTTTTCGAGGGTGTCCATATTAATATTTATTTTGTTGTTTTTTTGGCTAGCTGTAAATAATTGATAAGGAAATTACAATGAACATTATTACTATTGCTGGGTTACAAGAACCTGTACGTATCGAAGTTATAGATAACCCATTTACACGTTTGTTTATTGATCATTTTAAACAGGTTGTAAATGCACACAGTGGTCGTCTTATGCGACGAGTTGTGGGTGCATCTGTTGCGCCAAACGATACGTTTTATGATAGATGTCAACAACTTCGAGATGTAGTAGCAGAATTGAATGAAATAACTGGGAACTTTCCTTACCAGGTCAATGATGTAACATTACACGCTCGCAATCAAACTGCACAGGATCTACTTAATCAATTACACAGATGTTTTACTACAGCATACCGATGCGCAACCACTCGTCGAGATGATCTAGTTTGGAGTGATCATTTTCCTTCGTCTTTTACTGTACCCGAACAAAAATTTACTAGATTCTTAGAGCTGTTAATCTTACTCAATGATTATGTACACGATACAGAGCTGTATGTAGATACCGTTAATAAAGCTTTTTGTAGGGGCTTTAAGTTGGACCAAGCCGAAATACATATTGACGGTGCATACGATAAGTGCGAAAATATTAGATCCATATACTTAGATATCCCAGAAGAATACTATCAATATTTTTCAGACTCTGATGAGTATGATGTTTGGGTGGGCATTGATATTTTGGGCAAAGGTTATATTAATGCTTTTTGGGATCACGATGATCCCAGTGAATGGGACGTAACACATTCACTGGGGATTACCGGAAAAATATACATCGAAACGTCGGTTAATAAAAAATCAACAGTTTTGCAAACACCTGAATTTAATAAATGGTTAGCTGACAAAGGTATGCAGTACCATCCTTATATGTGCGGTATGCCAATTGGCAAGGTAATTGAAAACAAAGCTATTTTATCACGATCCCCATTTGTGAAACCCGGTCTTGCACTATCAGTTGCCTGATCTCTTGTAGTTTTAAAAGATTTATTGTATAATTACTTTGTAGTAAATACTCTTATGCGATGGTGGTGAAATAGGTAGACACAAGAGATTTAAAATCTCTCGGCGAGAGCCATGCCGGTTCGATTCCGGCCCGTCGCACCATAAGGACATTATGAACGAACAAGTACAAGAAATCTTAGATATTCTCCAAGAAGAGTGTGCAGAGGTTATTGTCGAAGTTAGCAAGTGCCGTAGATTTGGCGCTGACAGCATACATTACAAGACTGGTATCACACACAGAGAAATGTTGGAACAAGAGCTCGGCGATTTACTTGCAATGGTAGATCTTCTAGAACAACAGGGTGTGGTAACACAGGCAGGATTAGCTGCTGCACAAGAACGTAAGATAGAAAAATTAAAAATCTGGAGCAGTATATTTAAATGACAATAGTGTATGAGTGCAACGAACGGCAGGATAAGTTTGGGTACTATACCGTTGATAATTTAAAGTTCTACAGTAAATTTGATGCAATGTTAGCAGAGCAGCGCACAGGGCAGACGTTAAAATGGAATTTTAACGATCACATTTATAGTAGCTACGATTGGACACAAGAACCGACAGATTCAATTGATGAATTATACAGGCAACGTGCCCAGCAATTGCGAGATCAATACGACTATCTGGTACTTTGGTTTAGTGGTGGTGCTGATAGCGCAAATATTCTAAACGCATTCATTGAACACGATATTAAATTAGATGAAGTGGTGTCGTGGACAAACCTAGATGCTACAGGCGACAGAGAAAATTCATTGAACGCAGAAATATTTAATTTTGCTTCAGTACTAGCCGAACGTGCAAAACAAAAACAGCCAGACTTAAAACATCGTATTGTGGATATTTCTAAATCCACAATGGACTTTTATTTACAAAACGATAACAAGTTTAACTGGATGTACTATGCTAGCACACACTACAGTCCGAATACGTTAGCTAGACAAAATATTGCATTAACAGTCCGTGATTGGACTGAAATGTTCACAAGCGGTAAAAAAGTTGGATTTATATACGGAATAGAAAAGCCCAGTGTATCAGAGTTCAATGGGCAGTTTTATTTTAAATTCAGTGATATGTGCATTGATGTCGCAAACTCGTCTATTATACAAATACTTGATAGGCCTTGGGAATTCAATGAGTTATTTTATTGGAGCCCAGACAGTCCCGAAATAGTTATAAAGCAAGCACATCTTATTAAAAGATATCTTACAACAACACGTAACGTATCTGAGTACGAATCACGTAAAAGTATGACCGCAGCACCGGTACAAACCGTAATAGACAAGAATATATCATTTATGCGAAATGACGTAATGCATCGTATAATATACCCTTGGTGGGAACCCAATCCATGGCAGTACAAGTCTCCGTCGAATATTGTTAGTATTAAAGATAATTGGTTTTTTGATCAAACAGACAATGAGCAGTCGAAGCGTGTATGGAAAATGGGCATAGAGGAGCTGTGGAGACGTACCCCTGATAAATGGAAATACGATGCTACAGACGTTAGCAAAGGTATACGCAGTTGCCTTAGCCCAATATACAAATTATGAAAAATATTTTTAAAAAATTATGCTGTATTTTTGTACTATTATTACCATTTTCTGTAACAGCAGAAACTATAAAAATAGTAGTCCCTTGGTCAGCTGGTGGTATTGCAGATAAAACTGCCAGACTAGTACAACAAAGTTTATTGAAGCAGTTGCCACCGGGTACCACTGTGGTAGTTGAAAATCATCCTAGTGCAAATGGTATAATTGGTACAAGATTGGTTGCAAGTAACAAAAAGAAAGAAACGGTGTTACTGTTAACAACGTCATTGGGCATACTATATCAATTACAGCAAGCAGAAGCAGCAGCACTAGAACAAAACTTAATACCTGTAGCTTGCTTAGGTAGCGTACAACAAGCATTAGTTGCTAGTAAGAAGTCTAACTTAACTACTATTTCAGATATACAGAATATTAACAGAGCAATATTTTACGGATCAAGCATAGGAATTGGATCAGCAAATTATCTTGCTGGCCAGATCTTGTTTGATCAACTTAAAAAAGAAATGGTGCAGATTCCTTTTAAAGGTGAAGCTGATGCTTTAAATGCAGTTCTTGCTGATACAGTAGATTTAGTATTCATTACTGCAAGAACTGCATTGCAGTATAGGGATCGCCTGGCAATATTGGGCGTAACTGGCAAATCAATCGATAACATACAGTCTTTGTCAAAGTTACAACTACAAAATTTTGATCAATCGTTGTTACAGTTAGTATTGTTTGCAAACAGTACAGCAGACCCGCAAACAATAAAACAGATACAAAATGCACTATATAAAACCTACTTTTCTAACGAAAAGGATAACTATATTAGTGCAGGATTAGATATAGATCCAACTGCGCTACTAACAGCAGACTCATTTTTTGTAGCACAGGTACCAAAATTAAAATCTATTTTGGTAAATCTAAAGATAGACCAGGTTGACACAAAAGATAAATAAATATACAATAGATACTATGATGACAAACTTAATTAAACATTCGCAACCGATACAACCAAAAGGCTCCTTTGCCTATTGGCCTACCTGTGCCTTTGCGTCAATGATTAATAGCATTCGCGAAACAGGCGGGGGTCTTGGATAGACTATAGTTACAACTGTATATTATCCAAGGCCTCGGAATTAAAACTCCGGGGCTTTTTGTTTTTAGGAGAACGAAAATGCTAGATGCGAGACAAAATCTAGATCTGGCAGAGAAAATCTTCCTTACACCAGAGGAAAAGATCGCTCTGTTAGAAGCAAAAATAGAAAGAGCCGAAGCTCAGGTTAGGAACTTAGCAGAACTTGCTAAAATACTAAACAGAGATAAGCTCAAATAAGCAGTACAGTGGGAAGGTAACGAGTACCGTGGTCCACTATAATAACCGAAAGGGCGGACAGTCGCATAAAAGCCAGGCGGTAACTGGTGAGTAAGACAACTGGTTGGGGCCTAGACCCCATCTACGGAGTGGCAACACTCTGTATAGTAAAGCGCATTGATGAACAGTGAGCCTCGCATTGAAAGCTCAGTCCCCTTGAAAAGGACTTTTGTTGTTTGTAACAACCCCAGTGTGCTTTACTATATTCTCTGGATGAACCTGGCGCGAGCAGCTCCTCTAAAGAGTAGTCGGAACAGACCGACCACCAGAGAATTTCTTTTTATTGCCCGGTTAGCTGAAATGGATTAGCAGCGTCTTGATAAGGCGCAGATATTGGATCGTTACCAATACCGGGTACCAGATTTTATGGGCTGTTAGTGCTAATGGGAACACATCTGGTTTGCAACCAGAAATTGAGAGTTCGATTCTCTCACGGTCCACCATTTTTATCTGAGTATAGTGTAGTCTGGTAACATACCTGGTTTGGGACCAGGCGTCCAAGGTTCAAATCCTTGTACTCAGACCAATGTAGTATGCGGGTATGATGTAAAGGTAACCTGATTCCTTGCCAAGGAATATTTGCGAGTTCGATTCTCGCTACCCGCTCCAAGTTTTAATGGCAGAACAACAGTCTTGTATAAATACAGTATGAACTACATTATATATAAAACTACCAACCTATTAAATGGAATGTATTATATCGGTTGTCACCAGACTGCTGATTTAAATGATGGTTATCTTGGATCGGGAAAACATTTAAAAAGAGCTATTAAAAAATACGGACAAGAAAATTTCAAATTTGAAGTACTATATTCTGTGCCGACAAAAGAACAAATGTTTCGATTAGAACAAAATATCGTTAATGAATCTTTAGTAAAAGATCCACTAACTTATAATTTAAAAATAGGCGGTAGTGGTGGCAATCCCGGGATTGTTGGAGCATTCAAGGGAAAGAAACATTCTGAAGAAACTAAAGAAAAAATAAGGCAAGCATCTTTACAGCAAGTTACAACAGATGTAAAAAGAAAAAAACTATCTGTGAATAATGCTATGAAGAACGATCCAGAAATTCGAAAAAAAGTGTCAGACACATTAACAGGTAGAGTTTGTTCTGACACACACCGCAAACGTGTATCAGATGCTAATTTAGGAAAAATATTAATCAACAATGGTATTATTGCCAAACGTATACCAAAAGACGAATTAGCAAAATATAAAAATACAGAGTGGTCCAAAGGTGGGCTTCCTCGAAAAAGAAAATCCCGATAGTGTAATTGGCAACACTTTGATCTCCAAAATCAACATTCTAGGTTCGAATCCTAGTCGGGGTGCCAATCATTGCCCCTATAGTTAAATGGTATAACGCTGGTTTTGTAATCCGGAGTTTGCAGTTCGAATCCTTGGAGAGGTGCCAGATGATAAGTACAAATATGTTATCGATAATCAATGAAACTTCGCATCCATTGTTAGAATATATAAAAGACGATCCGGTTCGACCTGAACTAAGTCGTGAATTTCGTGTAACTGATAACAGATTTGTAACAGCTTTAGTAGAAACCGATCCCAGAGCTATGTTATGTGTGAGCCTACATAATTTTGTCCCAACCACAGTAGAAGAATTACAACAGTCATCTCGGGATCCTTCTGTGGCAATTTTTTACACAATTTGGAGTTATAGTCCCGGTGCTGCTGTGCAGTTACTAAGAGAAACTGTGGAATATTTGCGACAAACTTACCCAAATATAAAGAGACTAGTAACACTTAGTCCTCCCACCCCAATGGCAAAACGGTTTCACCTAAAAAATGGTGCACAGGTTTTCCGTATAAATGAAACCACAGTCAATTACGAATATTTAGATCTGTAATTGGTTGACGGTAATTTTGAATAATAGTACAATATTTTATTAACTTAATACCTAGGAGAATAATATGCCCGCAGTATTTCTTGTAAGCGACACGCACTTCGGGCACAACGGAGTCTGTCATTTTATGCGTAGTGATGGTGAAACCAAACTTCGTCCCTGGGACACCGCAGACGAAATGGATGAAGAAATGGTTCAACGTTGGAACGAACGTGTTAGACCTAACGACAAAGTATACCATCTGGGAGATGTAGTAATCAATCGCAAGGCACTTGGTATTATGCGACGTCTCAACGGTGATAAAGTGCTTATCCGCGGCAACCATGACATCTTCCGTGATGACGAGTACCAACAGCACTTCCGTGAACTTCGCGCATACCACGTTCTTAACGGAATGATTCTGAGTCATATTCCAATTCATCCAGAATCGCTTGGTCGTTTTGGTGTCAACATACACGGTCACACTCACGCTAACCGCGTAGTAAAGCCTCGTGGTATCGATGCTAAGACTGGTGCTACACTTTACAGTGACGAAATTGATACTCGTTACCATTGCGTATGCGTGGAACAGACCGACTTTGCTCCTATCCTGTTTGAAGATGTTGTCAAGCGGATTGAAGCAGAAGGTGGTGCAGTAGGGTTCAAGAACGGAAACGGCCCTGCAATGTAAGTACAGACCCCGACCTAATCCTTGCACGTCGATAAACTGCAAGGTACTATAATAAGAGCTTTACGTGTCTGAGAAAAAAACTTTAATGTGCTACCGCAACGGAGCCCGCGGGGACTTTTTAATGTCTCTTATTAGCGGCAGTATCCGGGAAGTATACAACGAATTATTTGCAGTACCTTTGTATCCTAATTTTATTAAGATGCACGATTTTGGTGATGTTTGGTACGGCAATGCTGAAGATCAAATTAACAGCATAAGCGATATAACAAGATACAATGCGTTTCGTATTAAGATAGAAGACTTTGATGATGCACAGTTGATTACTTACTTAATGAACTACAAAATGCCCTTTAAGGGGATAACGGTTAACGACCCAGCAGAATTATTGTCTTCAATTTCTTCTAGTTTTTTAAAGTGTATTGAATTTGAAATTAACTTTAGGCCGCACGATTCTCTATTCATTGAAGTAATACCATTTAAAAAAATATTTGATTTTGATTTTTTAATGGAATTTTGTCAACGGCATTCTAAACAAATTTGGTCCAATGAGGACTTGTCTAAAATTAAACAGAATATTTTAATCAATGAAAAATTAAAAATTCAAATGCATAATAGCAAAAATTTTGATATTAATATTGTAAATGCGTACAAGTATATGAGAAGTAATAATGAAAAGTTTTCAGAATTTCCAGACCACATAGATCTTTTAAGTGACTGGGAATTTCTAAATGGTAGATAGCACTGGAGTGCGGCGGGGCCTTATAATTCCCGGAGACTGGTCAGATGGGCTGGAACGGCAGGGATCGTAACCCTGATCTACTACCAATTTATGAGATAACCAATGCTAACAAAAAATGTTTATATACTGTACCCTGCAGGATACAGCGGATCTTATGTGAATTGGGCTATTAGTACGTCTGATACTGATATGCACACTCATACAGTATCGGATCCTATTAATAAAATCAATAGTACGAGTCACGGCGGGAGTGGCACTAGTCACTTACACACCAGAGTACCAACACATCAAGGATACCCTCAGCATATTAATTGGGTACTATACAACAAGCCAACAGATTATAAAATTTACATAATGAATTTTGAATCTGGGGTAGAGCGTTATATAGTGAATTTGATGCAACAAGACCCCGAAGGTGTTTGCATTGTAATTCACGACAATAACGATTACTTAATACGTGACTACGGTACAATAAACTGTATAACTAAATGGCCCAGCTATATTGCTGCAACTTTGTCTAGAGCAGGTAAAACTGCAAAATTTGATCCGTTTAGTTGCAGCGACAGCTTAGAATTCCGCAACTGGGTTGTAAAAAATTATAATTTCTTTCATACTAGTTCTCCAATAAATTTTAATTTATTAGAGCAGCTGGTTGACAATTTTTTAGCCTGGTTTAATGTCCGTAACTTGCATCAGCCACACGAAGTTAACACAGATACATATTTTTTACCGACCAAAGACTTTGAAAATAAAGTTTATCAATTTAGTTGTTTAGATGTTGCGTCTGAAAATTTTGTAGACATAATGCAACATATACTAGATACTAGTGGAATTAGTTCTAATTATAATACAGAGCATCTTAAAGAATTTCACAGACAGTATATAGATGCACAACAGAATTTACAATGGTTTGACAGTTTTAAAGAATGGTCAGCTACTGGAAAAATTGATGAATATATTCTAAGTCATTCGGGAATACAGGCGCATTTAATTAAACATATTTTTGCCTTGAGTAACAAACATTTCCTAAGTCAGGCACAACAAGATAGTTGGCAAGCATTTTATGCACGGGTTAGGGGCAGTGGTTGGCCTAGCGTAGTAACAGACCAACACGAATTTTATTTGTTGCCCGAAAGCATACAAAAAGAAATAAAAGATTTTAATTTTGAGTTTGCGGTAACTGATACACCAATACAAAAAATTGTAGAACTAGATTGGGAAAATTCCAGTCTAGAAAAGATAAATGAAGTTTATCAAGAACATCGGACGGTTGGCAGAGAGACCCAATGCACTCGCCTGCAAAGCGAAAAAACCGTAGGTTTGAATCCTACACCGTCCTCCAACTAATTAACGGTCTTTCGTTCAATGGATAGGATACTGCGCTTCGAACGCAGTGATATGGGTTCAATTCCTGTAAGACCGGCCATAAGGATAATATGCAATGAGTACATTTAAAAATTTAGTAGGACACCGTATAACCGGTATATTTGTTGCAAACGATAATTGGTCCTTGCTGTTCCGTACAGTAGAAGGACATTATTTTCGTTATAATACCGAAAAAGATTGCTGTAACTCAGTGTGGGTAAATCATATTAGCGGAGTTGATGTGGTAGGCAAAGGTAATTCGTTTGACCTTCTACGCGGCGCATTAGTAACCAGTGTCGAAGATAAAGGGTGGGGCGAGAGTGTCAGCGACAAAGACGGCTTCGAATTTATACAAGACGGTTTTTGGACCATTCGCACCGACCGTGGTTACATAGATATTGAAGTACGTAATAGTCACAATGGATATTACGGTGGACATCTGAGTGAATATGACGATGAAGATGTATTAGCAGGAGTTGAGGACCTTAAACAAGTACTTGAAGATTTTTAATGCCGAGATAGCTCATCTGGTAGAGCACTAGTCTGTGTATAATTGATAAATAAAAGCATAGGAGAACATCTATGCCAATATCTGAAAAATACAATTGGGTCGAAATACAAAAAGATTATACAAACGGGTTAAGTTATAGAGGAATTGCCAAAAAATACGGAATGACTCAGCAAACTATTGCTAATGCTAAAAAGCGTGGGGATATTGTTACAAGAACGATCTCAGAAGGCGGCAAGCTATATTTCAAAAATAATCCGCCGAGAATCCCCACCGAGGCGGCGAGAAAAGCAACATCGGAGCGTATGTCAGCTAATAACCCCGGTGGCAAATCCAAGTGGTTTGAAGTAAATGGAAAAAAGGTACAAGGCACATGGGAAAGAAATTTTGCATTATACTGTAACAGCCAAGGTATAGGATGGGATAGATGTTCTCCTTGGAAATATGAGATAGATGGAAAAATTAAAAGCTATACCCCAGATTTTTATATCCCATCTAAAAATTTGTATATAGAAATAAAAGGGCGTTGGTGGGGAGATGATCGTAGGAAAATGGATTGTGTTATAGAACAGCACCCAGAGAAGAATGTTTTAATTTTAGAGAAAGAGTTATATCGTAAACTACTGCGTGGTGAGCTAGTCTGGTGATTTCAGCGTATCCCTGAAGAGGATAAGAACCTGGTTCGATTCCAGGACCATGCACCAGTTGATATGGAAGAATTTATGTGGGTTAAACTAACGAGCCGATTAATGTGAAAATGTATATTGCAATACGAGATAGTATCCCAGTGGGATTTGCCATCAATAGTGCCAGTCACGGCAGCTTAATGGCTTACCTAAAATGGCATATGGATGATCGTGATTTCCAAGATTGGATGTTATACTCTTTTAAGAAAGTAACTTGTCGAGTAACTGACGAAGAGTTTGAACAACTTAAGAAGTTAGACCGAGTTGTTGTGGTATCTGAAAGTGCCCTTAAGGGAGAAGAAGTTGCAGTTGTATTGGCTCCGCGAAAGGAGTGGCCCGAATTTGTTCGGCAATTAAAATTATATAAGTGAGAAGAAATGTATAAAGTATATTGGACTGCACCAGATGGTTCTGCGTGTAGCCAAGACTTTCAAGATATGGTCGAAGCACTAACAGAAGCAAACCATTTGCGTAACATCGGTCGTGCGTATGTAGTAATGTCGAGCGAAAACCCAAACCAAGTTGGTAAAATGGGTGTGGATAGTGTTGAGGATGGTCGATTGCCAAATGGTGAAGCGTATACCTGGCGTATGCGGCGTTAACTTTACTATAAATAGTAGATGAGATTTCTACTATTGATTTTTTTATTACTTGTTAGTACATCGAATTCGGCCGCCCAATGCGATTCATATATGATCGGATTCAAGGGCTTGGGTGGTGTATTTGATACTAAAGCATTTAATGAGTATGCTGGCCGTAATGTAGATTGTTCAATATTGTTTGAGCATCAACAAATTACCGAGGCAGCAGAGTTAATGAGCAGAATTAACAAACCATACGAGTTATACGGGTTTAGTGCAGGTGCTGCGTCTATAATACCATTCTTAAACAAAGTTAAAAGACAGCCCAGGTACATTATTACCGTGGGTGCAATTAGTAGTACAAACGTAGATTTTTTACGACACGAAATCAACTTTGATAACTTTTTCGACGATTCAGGCAAGCACAATAAATCTCCGGGTATATATGTAAGAAATATGCCACATAATAAAATACAGCAATACGTAACAGATTTTTTTAAATAAGAATTAGCCAATGTTTGGTAACAAGTTTCGGGTTAGACGGCAGGGTTGTAGCGGCTACAGGGTCCGAAGTAAGCTGGTATGGATTGCCCTAGATTGAAATGTT